ATCGATGCGCTGACCAATGCGATCGCGCAGGGGGTCACCGAGGTCGTGCACAACGGCAAGCGCGTCCGTTACGCCTCGATCGAGGTCATGCTTTCCTTGCGCGACCGGATGATGCGGGAGCTCGAGCAGCAGACGGCCGACGTCGAGCGTCCGCTCGCCCATCGCTCCGTGTTTTTCCGCAGCTGATCATGGGACTGTTCGATCGGGTCGCGGGCCTGTTTTCCTCTCGAGCGGCGGCGGTGGCTGAGCTCGCCCGGGTGCGCGCGCTCGCCGCGCGCGATGTCCGGCGCGATCTGGAGAAACGCTGGTACGACGGGGCGCGCACCAGCCGCGACACCTGGGGGTGGATGGCCGGTTCGACCTCGGCAGACGCTGAGGTCTATGGCGGGTTCGTCAATCTTCGCAACCGGTCGCGCGACCTGGTCCGAAACAACGGCTTCGCGTCGAAGGCGCTGCGCGTGTTGACCGACAACGCTGTCGGCACCGGCATCGTGGCCATGTCTCGCTCGGGCAACAAACGGCTCGACGCCCGCGTCAACGAACTCTGGAAGCGGTTTGTCGACGAGTGCGATTTTGGGTCGCAACTCGATTTGTACGGCCTACAGCGGCTCGCCATTCGCAGCATGCTGGAGGGCGGCGAGACCCTGATCCGGCTGCGCACCCGGAATGACGGGGCAGGCGTTCCGCTCGAGTTGCAACTGCTCGAGGGCGATTACCTCGATCACCGCAAGAATGGCGATGTTCAGGGGCATGGGCACTCGCATCTCGGCGTAGAGGTCAACGACGACGGCAAGCGGATCGCCTATTGGCTGTTTCGCCAGCATCCCGGCGAGATGATCTATACGATCCCGCAGAGCTACGTCAGCGACCGGATCGACGCCAAGGACGTCCTGCACCTCTACGAGCCGCTCCGCATCGGACAGGTGCGCGGCGTGCCCTGGTTGACGCCGGGCTTGATCGACGCCCGCAACATCAAGACCTACCAGGAGGCGGAGCGGGTCAGGAAGCGGATCGAGGCCTGCGTGGCGGCGATCGTGATCGGCGCGGACGAGGAATCGCAAGAGGGCATCGCGCCCATGGTCACGGACTACGCGGGCAATAGAATCGAGCAGTTCGAGCCCGGCCTGATCGCGATCGCGCGTGGATCCAAGGATATCAAGTTCACCCAACCGGCCACGGCCGGCGGTTATCACGAGGCAATGCGGGTCGACCTGCAGTCGCTCGCCGCCTCCTGGGGCATAACCTACGAACTGATGACGGGCGACCTGTCGCGCGTCAACTATTCGTCGATCAAGGCCGGGCTCAACGAATTTCGACGGCTGGTCGAAGTGCTGCAATGGCTTGTCGTCATTCCGATGGGCCTGAAGCCGGTGTGGCGGGCGTTCATCGATCGCGCCATCGTCGCGGGCAAGCTGCCGCCCCGCGAGACTTACGGGGTCGAGTTCACGACGCCGAAATTCGAGAGCGTCGATCCGGTCAAGGAAACCGATGGCGACATTTCGGCGGTCAGGGCGTTCCTGATGCCTCCGCAGGAAGCGATCCGACGGCGCGGCTTCGACCCCGACGTCGTGCTCGCCGATCACATCGCCTGGCACAAGGCGCTCGTCGCCGCCGGCGTGATGTCCGACGCCGATCCTACGCAGAGCGCCAAGGCGGGGTCGCCGACCGTAACACCGCCCCCTGGCGCGACCAGCGATCAATAGCGGCCATTTGCGAGGAAAACCGATGACAGAAGAAACCGAGGCCGCGGCCGAAGCAGCCCCCCGCGCGTCCGACATCACGCTGAACACGCGACTGGCGAGCTTCGCGTCGCCGACGCCGCAGACGGTCGACGACGACGAGCGGACGGTCGACGTCGTCATGTCGACGGGCGCGCCGGTCAATCGTTCGGATTACGAGGGCGATTACATCGAGGCGCTGTCCCTGGACCGTGGCGCGGTGCGTCTCGATCGACTCAACCGCGGCGCGCCGCTGCTCGATTCGCACCGCTATTGGGGCGGCACGCAAGCCATGCTCGGCGCGGTCGTGCCCGGCTCGGCCCGCATCGAGGGCGGCGAGCTGCGCGGCAAGGTGAAATTCAGCCGCTCCGAGTCCGGCGACCGGGCCTATCAGGACATGAAGGACGGCGTGCTCCGGCACGTCTCGATTGGCTACATCACCCACAAATTCGCGGTCGACAACACGACCTCGCCGCCGACGCGCCGTGCGACCGATTGGGAGCCGCACGAGCTCAGCGCGGTTCCTATCCCGGCCGATCCGCAGGCGGGTTTTCGCAGCGTAACGATCAACCGGGCGCCGCCCGCAAAAGAGGACAAGCACATGACGACTGAAAGCGAGGCGGCGGCCGCCGCTGTTGAAACCCGCGCCGCTCCCGCCCTTGACCAGCGGGCCATCGACGCCGCCGTCGCCGCCGGCGTGAAAACCGAAATGGATCGCCGCGAAGCGATCCAGGACATCGCCACGCGGCTCGGCCTTGGCGTCGAATTCGCGAACACGCATATTTCGGCCGGCGCGTCGCTGGACGCCGTGCGCGCGGCCGCGATCGACGCGAAGGCGAAAGCCGAGACCGCCGCTGGCGGCCCGGCCAATTCGGTCAACGTCAGCCGCGACGAGCGTGGATCGCCGTGGATTCTTCCGGCCTCCGCGCTGAAGACGCCTGAGCCCGGGCAGCGCGCCGCGCAGATGGTGCTCGCTATCGCGGCGGCCCGGCGGCTTGGCGCCAGCCCTGTAGATATCTGCGCCCGGCGCTTCGGCGCTGACGCGGTCTCGACCCGCGCGTTGCAGGCGTCGGTCGGGGCGAGCGGCGGCTATATGATCCCGATCGAATTGTCGTCGGAACTTATCGACCTGTTGCGCCCGCGCACCGTGGTGCGGCGAGCCACGCCGGCTTCGCGGCAGATTTCGATCCCGCGCGGCAATCTGACCATCGGACGGCAGAATTCCGGCGCGACGGTCGGCTATGTCGGCGAGGGGCAGAGCACCGCCTATACGCAAGAGACATTCGGCGAGATCAACTTCTCGGCCAAGAAGGCGAAGGCGATCGTCCCGATCTCCAATGACCTGATCCGCTTCGCGCAGTCGAGCGCGGACATGATCGTGCGCGACGACCTCGTGCAGCAGCTCGCGGTGCTCGAAGATCAGAATTTTCTGCGCAGCGCCGGCTCGGTCTACAGCCCGAAGGGCATTCGCTATCTCGCCGCCTCCGCGAATATCCTGACTGCGACCACCTCGTCCTATTCGGTGACGACCGCGATCGCCGACCTGCAGGGCATGGTGACCGCGCTCGAAAACGCCTATATCCCGATGAAAAATCCGGCGTGGTTCTGGAGCGCCAAGACGAAAAATTGGCTGTACGACGCGCGCGATAGCGTCGGCGGCTTCCTGTTCCGCGACGAAATGGATCGCGGGAGGTTCCGCGGTATCCCCTATTACTGGACGCAGTCGATCCCGAACAACCTCGGCGGCTCGTCCAACTATTCGGAAATCTATCTCGTCGACATGGACGAATTCATCATCGCCGACGTGCCGGGCCTCATGATCGACGCCTCGCAGGACGCGTCCTATTCGTCCGACGGCACGACCCTGACCAACTCGGCCTTTGATCGCGATGAGACCGTGATCCGCATCATCGCCGAGCACGACTGCAACATCAAGCACACGGCCTCGGCGGCCGTGCTGACCAGCGTCCCCTACGGCAACTGAGCGGCGTTTCCGCTTCCTCCATCCCCGGCGCGCGGCGGCAAGCGGCGCGCTGATCTTTCAACCCGGCGGGAGTCTCCAGCCATGCTGCCTTTCTTCAACAATATCGGCGAATATATCAAAACCGTCGTCGACGATTTCAGCAATTCCGCAACCTCGTCCGAGGTTGACGGAACCGCGACCCAGATCGTCGGCCCCGGCTACGCCTACAAGAGCGCGCAGGTCTCGCTCTATCTCGGGGCGGCGGCCGGCAGCCCGAGCGCCGTGTCGGTCGCCTGCCAGGTGGAGCACGCGCCCGCGAGTTCGGGACCCTGGACGGCGTTCACCGATCTCCTCGGCCATGGGCTGATCACCAACATTGCGGCTTCGTCGCAGGTGTCGGCCAACGTCAATCTCGAGGGCGCGCAGCAGTTCGTCCGGCTCGCCGTCACGCCGACGCTGACCGGCGGCTCTAGCCCGTCGATTCCGATCATCGGCGTCATGGTGCTCGGCGGCACGTCCGAACACCCCGCGGTCTGATCCCGCGCCGGCGCAGGGCTGGCGACGTCTGCAATTCTGATCCGAGGAGATCTTTCGTGACCAAGCTTGTCCGCTATCTGAGATCCGACCGCACGTCGAACGGTGTGATGAACGAAGGCGACGTTGCCGGTGTTCCCGACCACGTCGCCGGCAAGCTCGTTACGCAGGGTTTCGCCGAACTGTTCGACGCCGGCAAGGGGCCTGGCGTGCCGATTCTGGGCACGCCGCACGTCCGTGAGGCCTGGGAGGGCGAGGACGACGCCACATGGCAGAGGCGCAAGGCCGAAGTCGAGGCCGCCTCCACCAAGGAAGCTTCGACGCAGCGCGATAAGGTCGCTCGCTTTCTTGTCGATTCCGAGCGCGAGCGCCGGGCGGCGCGCGCGGCGTGATTCTC